GCATCAGGGAATGCTGCTTTAGACTTCACCTCTTGACCGTAGGTGTTCATAAACTGAATTACTTTTTCAAAGTTAGTTACAGGCATCATTTCAAAAAAACTCCTCTAATGTTGACTCTACCATTATACCATCAATTCGGGATTTTGCAAGCAAAAAATATTCTATTTCTATCTACCATAAAACATAGTTGGTCCAACATAGCTTGTATCAAACAGATACCAGCAACAATTATCTTTACCTACAGATTTACTATCTTCAATCCATTTAACTCTACCAATACTCACAATCTTTTTTGCAAATGACATATATTCGGCACTTTGCTTTGTGTGCATCCAATCTGCATCAAAAAGTAACCAAGTAGGGATTTTCTTTTTGATTGCAAAGTGTTCAATAAAAGGGTGAAGAACTTTTCTATCCCAAGGAGGATTTGTAATAATATATTCTCCCTGTGGCTCTACATCTCTAAAGTCTTTTTGAATAATATCATCCCGCCTAGGTTCAATATCATATTTGTCTACTGCAATATGACCAAGACTTACCAAGTGATCAACTAATCTACCATCACCGGCACATGGTTCAGTATACTTAACAAAGTGATTTAGATGATCATCTAAAGGAAGAACTGCTTCATATGGAGTAGGATAAAAATCTCTTGGCACTCGTTCAAAATCACTGCGTTTTCCCATTAATTAAAAAAGTCCTCTAGTGTTACAGTCTTCTCAACTTCCCAGCCAACCGCATCAAGGATAAACTTCAGCGGATCAACAAACGTTTTGTTGAATTGCTTGTCATAGTCAACATATTTGTGTAGATTGAATTCTTTAGGTAATCCCATAGGGAATGAGATAATATTCTCTTTGATAGGGTTAGGCATAGTGAGATATAGAAACTTAATCTTCTCACCATTCTGTATCATTTCATACTGTTTGTCAAGCCCTAATTGCTTCAGTTGATTATTATATAGAATCGAGCCACGCACATGAATAGGGCAGCCTTTCTTATATACTGTCTTTTTGTCCATCCAATCTGTCAGATTTGATACACCACGAGGAAAGGAAATATCCTCTGGTGGCAAACTGTAGAATTCTTTTTTAAACTCTTGGATGAACGCCTGTGTGCGCTCCTCATCACCTTCCATGATAATCTTAAAAGCTTCTTTGAACTTGTTACGCACAACTTGTGGAGTAGAAGATTTGATCGCTTCAATGCCCATGATTTTCATCTTAGGTTCAGCATAGCGCACACCTTCATTATCCAATACATTTAGAATGTAACGCTTCTTTGCAGTCCAGACTCCACGGTCTGCAATCACCTCACGTTCCATATCCATGCGATTTTCTTTGCAGTTCATATACTCATGCAGTTCATTATATGCTTTTGCAAGAATAGGTTGAAAGTGCTTCTCGCCTAGCTCAGACAGAAAGTTGATAGGGTTTTTAGGATTGAACTTATCAATAATAGGCTTCATATTAACATAGAGCGAGTCAGTATCAATAGCAATTACATAATCATCTTCTTTCTCACAGACTTTGCTCATAGCCTCATTCATTGCACGTTCTGCCCAAAGAATACATAGCTGACCAGTGTAGGTGATAGCCTCAGCAATGCGCTGATCAAAGTAGTTGAAGTATTGAGTGCCTAGTGCGCCATACAAAGAGTTAAGCAAAATCTTAATAGACATCTGCCTGTTCTCTAGATGTTCAATCTCTTTTTCAATCTCATAAGAGTTGCCTTGCTCTTGCTGCTTCTTCTTAGCTTCAAGCATTTCTTTCTTGATAACTTTACGCTCGGTGTAGTAATCTTTTACAATACGAGGCATAAAGCCCATCTGATCTGTGCGAAATACAATACCATTAGCAGCAGTGGTTTCATTGTCTTTATTAGAGATAGATGTTCTGTCTAGACACGATTGCACAGTAACACCAGACTTGAAGGTGTCTACAATAGTTTCAGTTGACATATTCCACTGCACAAGAATATTAGGATACAGAGAAGCAAGGTCAAAAGAAACTACCCAATCATACATATTAGGCACAGGCTCTTTAACATATGCACCGGGATACCAACTCTTGTGCTTATCTTTCTTCAATGGCGGAACAATCTTACGTGACATAAGGTCACGATAGATAATAGTTTCCCAGATACCTGTAGTGCCGAATGTATCTACAAAGTTACAACCTGCTTTGTAAGCCATGGTCATAGCAAGTGTAATCAAACCAAGCTTATCTTCTAGTCGGTCTACCAGTTCAACGTCTTTAATGTTATAGTCCACAAACTTCTGAAAGTCATGCTTGTAAAGCGAGTGTAGAGAACCATATTCTTCATATGAGAGTTTCTTTTCACCCAAGACAACGTGTGCAATATGATCCAACTTGTAGGACTCTTGTGCGCCATAGGTGTAACCAAACTTCTGAAACAAATCCAGATAGTCCATCTGTTGAATACCCGTGACCTCATGAGACAGCAATTCACGATTCATTTTGTTCACCTTGCGCTCACGCACATGTTTCCAAGGTGACAGCATCTTTGCTTTGTCTTCACCAAGAACTTTAGTGATACGATTCACCATATAGGGAATATCAAAGAATGTGGTGTTCCAGCCTGTAACTACATCAGGACAGTTAGAAGGGTTATGCCAGAAAGCAAGGAAAGAAAGAAGTAGTTCATGCTCATCTTGACAGTGATAGTATCGAACATTCTCTGATTGAGGTTCATAATCATACATACCCCATACGTGATAGAGATTATCAATATTATTTTTAGTAGTGATTGTAATGACGGGATAGTTAGCATCTTCTGGCTCAGGGAATCCATCATCAGACGCCACTTCAATATCAATTGTGGTCGTGTTGATAGTTTCACGGTCAAATCGAGTCTGGTTAGGATATACATCGTAAATCCACTGAGCAATATGATTTGTATTGCCCACCACCTCAAAATTATCCATGCCTTTATATCGTTGAATAAAGTCTCTTGCTTCTTTGGCATCATTGAAGGTGACTGGTGCGACTGGCTGACCACGCAAAGATTTCCATTCTGTTTTTTCTTTTGTTGGAACATAATATGTTGGTTTGAACTTAATGCGTTCCTGCGTCTTCACACCGTCTTTATAACCCCTCACAAGAATAGAGTTGCCTAGACGATTGACGGAAGTATAAAATTGCATTCATAACCCTCTTTAAGTGTGAAGGGACATTATATAGTATATTTTGATTGGTGTCAATAAAAAAAGGGGAGTCGAAACTCCCCCTTTATATTACTGGTAAGACCGAGAGTCTAACCAATGTCTACCGTTGATTTGGTGTGGTGCTTGACCATACATAATCTTCTGTTGACGTGCTTCAAAGTCTGCAAGGTCAATCGAGTCAGAAAGATATCTTTCTTCATCAGACATTGCAGCTCTTTTGGCTTGTTTACCGATCCAGGATTTAACGGATTTTAGCAACGACTTCATCAAATCCATCCTTTCTTAACATATTAACTAGTTCGCCTGTGGTCATACCTGTGTTGTATTCCCGTTGGATATATCCTGCTACACCATAGTATGCAGCATTCATTCTGGATTCGATAAGTCTATTACCTACCTTCCGTAAGAAGTTCAGCATTTTTAGTTACCTCGCTGTGATTGTTGATTGCAATTTTGCGAGGCTTCTTCTCTTCGGGCAGTACGACTTCTAAATGAATTGCTAGAATGCCGTTCTCCAGAGAAGCTCCTGTAACTTGTGTATATTCAGATAGTCTAAAAGAACGATGGAACTTACGGGTGGAAATACCTTTGTGAATGAATTCCAAACCTCTAGGGGTGTGGTCACCATTTACTTCAAGGATACCATCTTTAAGTTCTACTGATAACTCTTCTTCCTTAAATCCAGCCGTTGCGATTTCGATACGATACTTCATATCTTCATCTTTGATGATGTTGTGCGGAGGATAGTGATCTGAAGCATGCTTGGTCATTTCTTCAAGTTCTTTGAAGATGTGATCGAAGCCTACAAAGGCAGAACGTGGAAAACGAGCGTATTTCTGATTGTTTGTCATCTGAAATCTCCTATTAAATTAGCGAGAAAGTAGACCGATTATTCGCATCTACAGATA